AGACAAAGATTTTCAAGGTGCTACAATGAATATTGAAGTAGCAGACTGTATGATAGTATTAATCAAACCACCAAAGCGGCTTACTCCTATGAGCCTGATGGATATGTCAAGTACGCTAGCGCATGAAATGGTACACGTTAAACAGTTAGCTAAAGGGCAAATGAAACTTCTTCCAAATGAAGCTAGGATGTGGAAAGGTAAACGCTATAGCAAAAAAACAAAATACTTAGACATGCCTTGGGAAATTGATGCGTTTTCTAAACAAGAACTACTATTACGCAGAGCACTAGAGCTATAAAGGATTATACAATGAAAAACGTTGACACATGGCTTGATAAAAATGATATTGAACGATTGTGGAAAGTAATACAAGGAGAACTACCGCATGCGGCGGCATCCTCAGATGAAATGGATGAGTTTCTAAAATTGGTAACTCATGTAGCAATGGTAAAGATGGGTGGAATTGAATATCAAACTTCCACTGTACAGTAAGGAATGATATGTTGGAATGTTTAATTTTAGGAGATAGTATTGCAGTTGGCGTAGCACAGTATCGTCCTGAATGTGTTGCGTATGCCAAAGGTGGGATTAATTCTCGACAATGGGTAAACAGCTACATTACCAAAGACTTGTCAGCAGATACAGTAATTATTAGTTTAGGTAGTAACGACCATGCAGGTGTTAAAACTATAAAAGAGTTGCGTACTATCCGTGAACTGACTAAAGCTAAACGTGTGTTTTGGATGTTACCTTCGGGAGTGCATCCAAAGAACAATGTGCCAGTTAGTGAGATTCAAAAAATGGTACGATTAGTTGCAGAAGAAAACGGAGATATTGTATTGACGGTGAATCGCTTACAAACGGACAGGATACATCCAAGCACTGCTGGATATAAAGAGTTAGTAAATAATACGAGGTGATTTAAATGTGGATTGAAAACGTAGCGGCGGCAGATATACCTTCAAGGTTCCATCATGAGGCTGGAGATAATAGTATGTTGATTAGCATTGTTGACCCGGCAAGTTGGAGACCAACACCTGCTCACAAGTTCAAAGAGATTCATAATTTTGAATTTCTAGACGTAGAGGAAAAGGATGAAGTGCTTGAGGAAGCTATGAAGTGTAGCCAAGAGCAGGCTAATGAGCTTGTTCGCCTGTTGGAACATGCAAAGGAAAATAAAATGAACGTGGTTGTTCATTGCTTTGCAGGTATCTGTCGCAGTGGAGCTGTTTGTGAGGTCGGTGTCATGATGGGTTTTGAGGACACTGGAAGATTTCGTAGTCCCAATCTACTTGTCAAGCATCGTATGATGAAAGCATTAGGTTGGACATACGATGAAGATGAAAAGCCAAACGTTGATGATTGGCGAACTTTTAGGAATATAGAATGAACAAGTTAAATGAAGATGGAAAGGTAGCAGTGTTGTACAGCCCTGGCTTCGGTGCAGGATGGTATACATGGAATTACGATTATCCTGAAATTCTTTTTGATCCGGCAATTGTAAAATTAGTCGAAAAGGAAATGTTTGAAGAATTAGAAATATATGTGACATTGAAGTATCCCGAAATATACACGGGTGGTATGCAAGATTTAAAAGTAGAGTGGATACCAGAGGGTACGTTGTTTAGAGTAAATGAATATGATGGCAGTGAATCAATTGAGTACAAAGAAGACGACCACTGGATGGTTGCATAAAGGATTGGTATGTGGGAAGTAAGAGATAGAGGTGGATTAATATGCGGGAAGTCAAAAGACCTCACGCTAGCTATGGAGATGGCAAAACTTGTTGACGAGTTTGTAACTATCACTGATGGAGTAACAGAGATTGTGGGTATGTTCGGAGTTGACACTATTGCAGATGGTAAGTGTCCAGATGGCGTTGACTACGATTGGGATAAGGATTCACGCATCGGAGAAGCACGTAAGCGTTAACCCTACTACCCGAAAGCACTTGATTCATACTAGCATTGAGTGCTATAATAGCAATAGAGAAAATCCTATGATCTATTTTAGCTTTAACATTCAGAATCCCTGGTCTAATAAATTTAAAAATTTATTTTGTAAGGCCGGCCACCTTATAAAGAACAAATTTTGGGAAATAAGTCTTTACAAAGATGCAGTACTGGTTAGACTAACTATTGAAATTAATATTCGTAAGGATCATGGCGGAATAGATATGGAAATAGGATTTATGGGATATACAATTGGCGCACAAATTTATGACAACCGACACTGGGATCATAAAACAGATACATGGTTAAAGCATGAAACAAACTAAAGAAGAAATCATTCATATGATGTGTTTGGAGTATAGACATGATTTTGGACTACGAAAATCAGATGATTCTAATCCATTAGAATCAGGTATGACAGAAAAGGATGCCAAAGTACTTTACACAGTAATGGAGTTCATATATAATGAACTTATAAAATTACACGAATCAAGAAAACTCAAAGGAAAACCAAATGAACCTAAAAGACGTAAACGAAATTTTTGAACATCGTATCACTGGTGGTAGTGAATACACTTGGAATTGTTATGGTCCTAATGCCCGTTATTTAGATTACGAAAGTGACTATGGGACAGGTTCTTGCATTTTTGATTCTCAGACACAGGAAATTTATGAAGTGTCTGTCGAGGTTAAGGAGTCAGAAAATCGCCCCTATCGATGGTTGAATCCTAATACTAAACAAGTTATGTTTGACGAGGCATCATATCGTAACGTGGATCGTGACATAGCATGGGATAACATTAAATGGGTTAGCCTAGAAACAGAAGAAGACTTTTTAGAAAAGGCAAGTGCTATTTTTAAAGGTCAACCATTTGATACACGGGTTAGTGTACCACTAGATTTGAATGATGAGGAGTTGTTTGCTATGATGAAACTAGCACATCAACGAGATATCACTCTTAATCAATTGATGGTAGAAGTATTACAGGCTGCAATTGACAATAATACGCAAGACCACAATGAATAATATCTTAACTGGAATTTTTACTTGGATCAAAGATGATTACAAAACTAACAGATTTCGCTTTTTTATTGAAGTTTTGGCTTGGGCAATTTCAATTGGCTGTAGCATTGCGATGGCTTTCACTGTACCCAATCCACCTCTTCTTTACTTGTATCCTGCTTGGATTGCTGGCTGTGCTATGTATGCTTGGGCTAGTTTTACTAGGAAATCATTTGGGATGCTTGCTAACTACATATTGTTAACAACTATTGATACGATAGGTTTAACTAGGATGCTAACACAATGAAAACTTGGACAGTTGAATTACAAGACGATCCTGTAACAGGTGATTGTATACTAGAATTTCCACCCGATATGCTAGTAGAAACGGGTTGGAAAGAAGGTGACGTATTAGAGTGGCATGACAACAAAGATGGATCATTTACTATGACAAAAAAAGAAACTCAATGGGTACTAGTTGAAGCGATAAGCACGTTCCGTCAACGTTACATGGTTGAAGTACCAACAGGCACTGATGACTATGGTAAAGATAAAAGTGAGTGGGCACTAGATACTGTCACTATGAATGAGGCACAAGAATTTAGTCAAGAACATATTGGTGAACAAATCATTAGCCACCGCATTGTCACAAAAGACGAAGCATTAACTTTGTGTGATAAAGACAATGGCTATTGCAGTGCCTGGTCAGAAGAACACAAAGTAAATACATTTTTTACACCTTGGAAAGAAAAAGATGGCAACACCGATTGAAATGACACATACTAGAACCGGTATTGTAAAACAGGGATATATTGGTTTTAGTTACACTTACTTTTTTCTAGGCATTTTTAGTCTTGGATGGATTGTACCACTCTATCGTGGACATCTAGTTGTATCATTAATTTGTTTAATATTCCATATGTTTACGTTACCTTTGTGGATGCTTACTGCATTATTGTTTGGATTGTTCTTTAACAAATTTTACACACTGAGACTTATTGAAGAAGGTTACCGATTCACTGATCGTGATGAGGAATTAGTAGCAAGAGCGAAAACAATTTTAGGAGTGACTAAGTAATGGAAACTAATAACTGGGTTAATACGGATGTTAAGATTACTGATGAACTGGAACCTAAATTACACGAGTGGTTGAAGGGTGTACTAGTATCTACCACTGCAACTGTTACGTTTACTAAAGTAGATGGCACAGAGCGTGTGATGAAATGCACATTAGAATCTGATAAGATTCCTAAGATTGAAATCAAAGAAGATGCTAAGCCTCGCAAACAATCTGACAGTACAAAAGCATTACGTGTTTTTGACCTAGAGAAAAACGAATGGCGTAGTTTTACAATTAAAAATATTAAACGAATTGAGTTTACGATTGGTGGAGAAGATGATACGGTATGATGAAACCTGTTCAGTAAAATGCGTTGACAACGGTGAAACAGTCACTGCTGACATCCTAGACCACAAACCTCAATTATTGTTAAGCGTAAGCCTAAACAAGAGTATCAAAATGATACTCAAATATTCTCCGAAAAATGATGAATACCAAGGTGATTTATACGGTAGAACTTTTGTTTCTAAAGGTCCAAAAGGTAAGCACTATACCACCGGTCGATAAATTTGACAATAAATACCCATTGTGATATACTATGGGTTATGAAAAGAGAAATACTATCCTTCAAACTTGAGCCAATCAAGCATCGAGTTCATAGAGTGTTGTTTGACGACAACACTCCGTTCAAACCTAAGGTTGTACAATCCAAAGTACAATACCGTCGTAAAAACAAGCATCCAAATAGACAGGAATTTGTATGAAAGACCTTACTAAAAATGAGTTGCACAAACAACTGGTAGATACGTTTATATCTACTCAGTTTAACTCTTTCTTGAATCGTAATCCCGGTAATAGAGCAGGCGCGGCCTTGTATGCAACTGGAAGGGTAGAGGCATTGTTATTAGATGCACTACAAGAATTGCCCGGTTACCACTACGACAATCTAATATATAAACTAAAAGGTTGACATTAAATCCGTTTAGTGCTACAATATTTGTATTGAAACTTAGAAAGGAAATTCAATATGTCAGATAAATCTCAAGCTATCGCACAAACCGCAAAAGAATTTGCTCTTGTCGCAATTGCAGGATGCATAACAGTTTATTTGTTTACTATCATTCCAGTAACAGCGATTCCATATATTGGAATCTCATTCTGTATCGGTCTGTTGGCATACATCATGTACAATATCAATCTAGGTCGTATCCAGTATCGCAAGCACCTCGAGGATATGGAAAAGGCTATGCACAAGGTCAACAAATAAAAGGTTGACAATAAATCGTTTTGGGTCTATAATAGAGTCTTATTCAGTCAAAAGGAGTTCACATGAACATCAAAGAAATTAACACTGCTATCATGCATGGTAACCTTACTAACGAAGAATTGAATTCAATTAATGATGCAATTCGTTTTGCACGTGCCCAGCTAATTGCACGAAACAAAATGATTTTGTCAGTGGGAGCCAACGTCAAATTCACAAGCTCATCACGCGGAACCTTAATTGGTACAGTGGAGAAAATCAATCGTAAGTTTGTGATTGTGCGTGAAACTGGTAAGGCATTTGGTAACTGGAAAGTGCCTGCTAACATGTTGACAGTTGTTTAAGGAACGATAATGGAAAAGTTTGCAGGTATTGTTGGTGTAGTTGTCCTAGGTATTATGGGCTTGCTAGCTCTCAGTTTCTTATTGAGTTGGCCGGTCTACATGCTATGGAATGGTTGTTTGGTTGGAGCCGTTGCAGGAGTTAGTGAAGTGTCTTGGTTGCAGGCATGGGGACTGACTATACTGTGTGGCTTCCTGTTTAAATCTAATGTGAGTAATTCAAAATGAGTAAAATGGCAGACTTGGAAATCACTATCGAGGAAATGTTGGAAAAGGGTGACCACCCTGCAACAATCTCCGCAGTACTTAATGTTCCGGTAACTTGGGTTTATGCAGTTTCAGAATACACAAAAGAGGAATTGAGCCCGTTCATAACGGTCAATTCATAATGGCTGCTATATCCTTCAATCTTTTTAAGAACTCTTGCGAGGATCGTGGATACACCGAGCGAGTGAATGAGGAACAAAGCAATTGTGTTCTCTACACTAACAACGGTGTAAAATGTGAGATTAAGAAAAATCACTATACATTTGGTTGGCTTGCACGTCCTGAGGATGTTGCAGAAATGCGTAAACAAATCTTAGCACAGGGTTTTACTGAAAAGACAGGTAAACGTTCCGAAAAGCGCAAAGATGCCAAGGACTTTATGAACATTCCTTTTGATGGGGATGTACTTGAAAACTTTTGGATCATCGTTGGTACTATTGAATCTATTGAAACCATTGTACGAAAGGTACGTGGTCAAGCCATCAAGCCCATTCCACGTGAAGTGTCCGAACGTGATATCTTTAAAAAGATTGCCAATAGGTTTCGTTACTTTATTGATAACGAAGATGGATTTGGTCTAGAGAATGCTAGGGCATTGCTTGAAGGTGATAGTATTGACCATTTGATTACAATCGGAGAGTCAGTAAAGCGTACTAAAGAAAATACATACCGAGAGCATATTGTCCCCTGTATTATGATTTTCAATCAAGCAGTCACCATGACTATGGAAAAATGTAGTGTTGCGGAAGTAGCACAAATGATTAAAGTCAATTTGGCAATTGTATTGATTACAAACGAAGAGGCCGAATTGCTTGATAACGAATTAGACATGCAAACTAGTATGCCCGAAGGATGGAAATTTGGTGATAGCGTGTTTGCCCGGCTTGATACTGCTGGCATTACATTGAAATAATTTGACAACTATACAAAAGTATAGTACAATTATACTTTTACAACATTGAGGGAATATAATGAGTCATTTGAGTCCAAATACAATTAAGTTAGCTACTGTAGCAAATCATATTAATTACACATTTATGCGGCCGTTGCAAAAAATATATTTGCACGACAATATATTTGCTTCTATCACGCTTTCGGAGCAGACTAACGACAATCGTATCACAATCATCCCTGCAGGAACTAATGCAGGGAAGTCTACCGTCATCACTTTGATTACGATTCCTCACATTATTCAACGTGATTCGTCAGTGAAGTGCATTGTGTTTACATCACCTGACAGCGGATGTGTTGATGGTCCTTATCACAAGTTTTATGCTGAGTGGAACGGCAAGCGAGTTCAATGTGCTGATGGTAAAATCAAGACAATTCGGGCCCGTCGTAAAGATGAGATTAAGAAGTCATGGGAAATCGGTGAGAGATCATCGGCTACTATTGTTGATGTGTGGTTTGCTTCAACTCAGTGGTTGAGAAGTGTTTGGATTGATTACGATGAGCCTTCAAAGCCTAAATCAATCGGTGTCCCTGATTATATTATTGTTGACGAAATTCATTTCGGCATGGGTACAATCGACGGCAGTACAATTATGGACGATCAAGGTCGTAACAATAAGAATTATGACCCTAAGTGGTTGCCTACTATATACGGTATGTCACTTGATGGTTCACGTGTTTTAGGTTATACAGGCACTGCTACTAAGAGTCAACAAGGTAAAACTATTCTAGGTGCTACTGTTTTTAAATCACTAGCACCTATGCCTGAAAACAAGAACACTAGTGTGTTTGCAGAAGTTTTACCGATCAAGACTGAGGTATATTCATCTACTTACCGTAGTGAACTGCTGAATACTTATGACTTGTCTAAGTTGGTTTACGAGTTGTCTGTTGATAAGTGCGATAAGTTTTTTCGTGAGATTGACGAAGGCACTTGGCAAAAGGCAATGGATATCGGGATCGTACAGGTTATGCCCGGTGCATTTTTTAAATTCGGTCGTGAGGATGCTTCTAAGGCTATTCCGTTGTATAGTAGTCGCGGTCGTTTGAATGATTTTAAATCATTTGGTAAAGACTTAGATGCTGATATTGGTATCGTAACTAGTAACGATAAGATGTACATAAAGCCAAGTCAGCGTGGCTTTAAAGTTAAAGAAGCATATTCAATCATCAAACAAGCCAACCATCCTGTTAGTATCATACATCCATTCTTATTGAGTGTGATTATGCAAGGTAATATGGGTTGGGACATTCCTCGATTGAAGCAGATTTCATTCTTGGGTTATCCTAGCGCAAAGAATGTTTTCTTGATGCAATTACAAACAATGGCACGTGCAAAACGTTTGTTGTGCAGTGTTTACGACCATACTGACAAAGCACGACAAATTGCTGAATTGGATATCTCTACAGAACAGAAAATTCTGTTGGCTAAGTTTGTTGTTTTTGTGAATACAGTTAATATTGTTATTCCTAACGATGCACCACTGTTGGATAGTGCATATAATGAATTCCGTCAGAATATGCACACACCTAATGAAGGTTTGGACTTGTATTTGAATATCATTTCAACACATGTGCCTGACAAGAAAAAGAGCAACGTGTACAAATTCACGAAGCCTCACTTTCATGAGAGTTACAATCCCGGTTCACAGAATCAACAGAACAAGAAAGATTATTGTGAACACTGTACTAATTTGGGATTAGTTAATGATAAGGGTGTGGCATTGTGTAAGGTACTTGGTCGTGCGCTAGCAGATGATTTGGCAAGTGATTTAACAGGTGTCAATTTAACTGATGAGGAATTTGAGAATCATTGGAAAGGTTCGTTAAAATTGGATCACTTAAATAGTGACCGAACTGACAACCGTCCTGAAAATCGCTACACCCGATGCGGTATTAGTGATGCATTGAAAACACTAATCAATAAAGATTATTTGGGTAAATATGATGCAAATGGTAACAAAGCTAGCAACAGTTGATTGACAAAAAATAAATAGTAGTATATAATAGACACATATCAACACATACCTAATTTTAAAAAATGAACTACGCCCTCATCGATACTGCAAATACGTTTTTCAGAGCAAGACATGTTGCGTCCCGTGGTACTTCCGCAGAAGAAAAAGTAGCACAAGCATTGCATATCACACTTGCTTCAGTGAACCAAGCTGTTCAGCGTTATAAGATCGATCACGTAGCCTTTTGCTTAGAAGGTAGATCGTTTCGCCGTGATCTATACGCACCTTATAAGAGGAATCGTGTAGTTGACGAACAATCAGTTACTGAAGAAGAATTGGAAGAGTCACGCCAATTTTGGGAAACGTATCAAGTTTTTACAGATTACATTTCACAGAAAACTAACGCAAGTGTCCTAAGGCATGAACGTGCTGAAGCGGATGACATGATCGCAAGATTTGTGCATTTGCATCCAGCAGATAAACATTTTATCATCTCCACAGACACGGATTACGACCAATTAATAACCGACAAAGTTTCTAGGTACTCAGGCGTGGCCGGAGAGCTAGTCACCATTAATGGATATCTCAAAGAGAATGGTAGGCCTGTTATTGATAAGAAAACTAAAGAGCCTAAATTGTTAGAAGATCCTGAATATGGGCTGTGGAAAAAATTGGTCAGAGGAGATTCATCAGACAATGTGCATCCATCATACCCGGGTGCCAGAGAAAAAGGCACTAAGAACAAAATTGGAATCCGAGAGGCGTTCGAAGATCGTCACAAGCAAGGATTTCACCACAATTCGTTTATGCTTAGCCGGTTTATCGACCATGATGGTAAGGAAGTGCGAGTTAGAGATGCATTTGAGAGGAACCGCACTCTGATTGATCTTACTGCACAACCACAAGAAATCAAAGATGCTGTGGATCAACGTATTCGAGAAAGTGTTCGTACAACTATCACCCCGGCCGTCGGTGTACATTTCCTTCGCTTCTGTGGGAAGTATGAGTTGGTGAAGTTGAGCGAAAAAGCCGAAACCTACGGCGCATGGTTGAACCGCCCTTATACAGGAGTATTAGCATGAACCAACGATTTGAAGACTTGATGTATCATGCGGGACTTACTGCACAGGGATGCTGGGATGAATTAGGCACTTATGAACAAGAAGCTATCGAAAAGTTTGCTCAGTTGATTGTTAAGGATTGCATGGAATTGAATAAACAGGAATTATCGTTCAATGCGTTTGAACGAATGCAAAATTTATATACCGAACATTTCGGAGTTGAAGTATGACATATACTATTGCTAGTGAAACTATTAAAACAATACGCAAAGGCGAGGCAGATTTTCACATCCATACTGGATTTCTTATGGCGCCACGTGCTGGATTTGAAATTAGCAACAGATGCCCGAGTCAATATAAATTAATGCTTGTAGAAGCTATTAGAAATGGTTGGATAGAACCAGTAGCATACATGAAAGATTCTGAATATATGTGGGAAAAACTGAAAGACTAATATGAAAGATAAAAACATTCGCATTGATTTAGGTGGTATTACATCAGTGCTTGACAAAGAGCAATTTGAAATGTTGATTGATGCCATGATAGAAAAGTACGTTGAGTTATATGGACTGGATGACTTCACACATGATGAACCAATCAAGCCTGACTATGAATGTGAAAACATTACTGAGGCTAGCGTTTACCTTAAGAAATTTCGACTAAAATGAAAAAGATATATTATGAAAAAGTAGGTCGTCGGTACAAACCCGTTAGTGAATATGATAGTGATCTAATGGATAGTTTTCAGAAAGGTACTCATATTGTTATGAGCTATCCAGGCGGCAAGTCTACTCGCTACAATATCGACCCGGCTTATGCACCTATGATTGCCGCAGGGCGTGTTGCGGAAGATGCCATGAGTCAAGCCGTTGTCAAGGCTAGTGAAATGCGCCCCCGCAATAAACCTATTACGGAAAAACAACGTAAGGCTTGGGTAGCTCTTGCTAAAGCATTCGGTGATGATAGGTATTATGTTGAAATTCCCAGTGCCAGAGAAATTGCCGAAGAAGGTGTTAGAGCAATGGCAATAGAGGCAGAAAAATTACTCTCCGTACCTAGTGTACGATTAGCATACGAACAATTCATGTTCTTATGTAAACTAACAAAGGATCAAAATGAATCTAATAGCTAAACCAATTATTAAGAACGAGTATTGGGTCATCACTGATGGCAAGAAAAAAGTGGGAAACGTAACTGCGGAAGGTAGTGGTTTTGATGTGAAGATCGGTAACAATATCGAACACTTCAATACAACCAAAGCAATTGAAAAGAAGAAACAAATTGAGTTTACTAAGATTGATAAAGTAAAATCTAGTGAGCCACCGTTTGCAGTTTTTCCTACTAATAGAACTACCATTTATAACAGTGTATTGGACGT